ATCATCTGTAATAAACTTGCGTGACTCTGGGCCTATTACAGAAGCCTGGGTCTTTATCTGTTGGCCATTACCATTAACATCACTTAGATCATAGTCTATAGCTGGCCCAACTTTAAATACATTATCTTTTGGATATATAATTTGTGGGTCTTCACCAAAAAATCCTCTAAAGAACTGCTCAATGCTATATTTAGTACCCTTTGACCTGTACAGAGTATTAGAAAACTTTATAGCTTCTCTTTTATTAATGAACCCGCCAAAATACGCTTGACCCAATAGAAGCTCGTCTTCAAGATACTGTAATAAATCAACTGGTACTTGAGTAGCGTCTCGAGAAGAGTTTAGTCTTTTAATTTTACCAGAAGGGTTATCAGCTGATTCCATCCATTCATAATAAGCTTCAAATAACTTTATTAAGTTTGGATAATCCGTTTTAAAATGATCTGGTAAAACATTTCCAATATCACTTCTTAAGAAGCTTAAGTCTGTTCGATTATTATCGAGAAGGGTTTTATCATTAGTAGACATTAGTTGATTGCACTTACTGTTACTGCAGTTGTGGTTGACCTATCTTTATCAAAATTTAATATTTCATTTCGCGTAGGAGCTATTGCACTTTGGTTAGATGGTACCGCCGCCAGTTTTATAAGGTTAAGTCCAGCCGATATACTAGTAGGATTAAAATTGTTGATAGTAACTATTCCATCAACTGCATTAAAGTTACCTATATTGTCAACTAGTATATCGTCACCAGCAGAAGCTACAATCTGTATAATATTTGTAGACAACTTATTTCGTAGCAAGCATGTTGTACCTTGATAAGTAAAAGCATTACTCGTAATGATATATTCGTTGTCATCTGGTATAGCAATAGGAACTGGAAATTGAAGGTTTACACTCTTATTCACTGCAACGGCTTTTAATGTATCAACAATATATGCAAAATTCTCGTTGCTAATATCTAGTTGGATCATTAGGTTAGCAGCATCTTCATATCTGCCTTCAACAACATTATTAACTATAGTATCAAACGATGATTCTACTCTATTTCCTATTAAAACAGATCTAGCCGCAGGAGCTATTAAAAGAGAATTAATGACCAATATTAAGTTTGGTGAGGTAGGAGTAAACCTTTGCTGCATTCTTATATTAGATCTAGATGAAAGAATAGCTGGAGAAGAAGCATCGACTTCTGTTAGTACGTTTGATCTCCTAAATGCTTGCTTAAAGCCACCAGTGTTGTCTGTAAAGTACCCCGCAATAATATTGTTTACATTATTTTGTACGGCATTTAAAGTTAAGTCGGTAAGCTTAGGGTTAAATTGAAAGAATGTATCAGTTTCAATAAAAGTCTCAATAGGATCTATGAATCTAATATTAAATGAAACTATTGATAATTGTGCAGCTAAATTTCTTATAGCCTGTTTAGTAGTAGAGATAGTATCTGCAGTTACTCCATTTTCAAACAGGATAGAAATATATACCGCACCAAATTCTGGATTAACAGCTTCTTCGCCACCCCATGAAGCTATATCTTCAATGAGTGTAGAATAGCTTTGTAAGATAAGTGAAGAATAGTCTCCGGCAGTAACCATCCTATTCTGAGTAGCGTATTGAAACGGAGCGTTTTTCCTAATTGACTCTATTGATTCTTTATTATCACCACCTATAGAATTTACGTATGTTACTACGTTTAAGTCTGCTGATATATTACCCTGAGAAAACTGAGATGCAGGAGTAAAATCTGAGGCTCCATTTGCAGTAGCGCCTTTTACTGAAAGATAGCTAATTTCAATTCTGCTACCTGTAGTTGGAGCGATACCAAACGTTTCGCCATCACCAAACGATAGATCAAAATACCCATTTGGCGATTCTTTTAAAATATATATCGTCGAGTTAGCGCTAATCGAAGTAGCGCCTGAAATATTTTGGTACTGAGTAAAATCTGAAGATACTCCAGAAGCATATACCTTTACGGTGACAGTATCGGCATCAATAGTTGTATCAGGTATAACATACACTGGGTTGTCTTGATATTCACCTACTAAAAATGTTTTAGTTCTCAAAGAACCTTCAAAAATAGAAATCCTATTAGAACCATCATTAGTTTTAAACTCATAAAACCCTGTTCCGTCATCAATAGCTTCAAAAGGTTGTACAGTTTGAAACGAATAAGAGGTATCATCTACGCTTGTAGTAAATTTAGTATAGGCTGGTAAGGATACTGTTTCTTCTCTTCCTGCAGCACTCGAATTAAATGTTAACCTTACCTTCGCTTGTGCAGCAGTATCAGTATCTGGAACATAACCGATTCCTTCAGATAATGATACCACTGAACTTCTTAATTGTGCTGTTGGTAGGTAAGATTCGTTAAGAGCAAAATTTGCTATTAAAGCATTAAGATGAGTATTATATGCTAATACATCAAGAATATTAGAAAGGCCAGATGCCTCAAAATTGTAGTCTCTAAACTCATCTTTATTAGCAAGATAGTCCTTTAAATTGCTTTTAATATTATTAAAGTCTAAAGCTGATGATTTTATAGTTGTGGCCATATTACCTTAACCTTGATAGCGAAGTCGTAAATACCACAACTTCTTCTGAGTTTATAATTTGAAATTCTATCATAACGTTTATAGAATTTTGTGATTCTTTATAACTTACCTGTACATCTCTAACTATGGCTCTAGGCTCGTATATTTGAATAGCATTAAATATATTTTCTTTTATTTCATCTTCAACATCTTCATCTACAAGTTCAAATAAGAGGCTTGTAATATCACCGCCATAAAAAAGCTCAAAGGGTTTTTCATAGAAATTAGTAAGAATAAGATTTTTTACAGCCTGTTTAACGGCTGCAGCTTCTTTTTTAACAAATATCTCACCATTCGCCTTTGCAGTAAACGAAAGATCTATATCTCTATATTCTACGCTTCTACTTGCATTGATAGTAGACCTGCTAAGATCTCCGTCTTCTCTTGATAATATTCTTGCAGTAGCCATAAAAGTTCTCTGTTTTATTTAGTGTTATTTATAAGGCTTTAGCAAAAGAAACATCAAAACCTTTACTCCAAGTTCCAGCAGATCCTGCACCGCCCTGTCTCCATGCACTCTCATCATAATGAATAAACCCAGTCCTCTCGGTCACTCCCTCAACGGTCCTTTCTGAAGAATAACCGCCAATACCGGGACGAACTCCACGTGCCTTTGCGTTCTTAACTAAAATACGAATATACCGTTGGTAGAGGGATGCGTTTTCTGACGGCATTATTCTGACGCCATTTAGCATTAAATAATGATCAGCTGCTTCTCCAGTTGGATGATTTTTAGTTCCTGTGGCTCTTCTAGCTCTACCGCCGTTTGATGTAATTTGAGCGGTATATTCTGGCCCAAGTTCACGAACAGCAGCCGCAATCGCATCAACAATATTTTGATTAGGCCAGTATATTCTGTTGCTACCTCGTTCGTGAGTTACAGCTCCATCAGCTGGAGGAACCGCTCTTTTAGCTATAGCTCTTTCCTCAAGAACTGAATTATCTTCGAGTAAACACTCTATTAACTCTCCTTCTGCTAATAGCTGTCTATTATACTCGGTAGATACTTTTCTTCTAAACGTTCCGCTCCAATTATCATCGATTAGTGGCAAGATCATTATGAGTCTGGAATTTAATACAGGATTGTCTGATGTACATTCTAAGGTATCATATGAAAGAATCATCTTATCAAAAAATGCTACATCTTTTAGATATTCGGCTATATCAAATAAATCTAAATTATTTGGTTTGCCGGTTTTATCAATAGATTTGTAGATAACTGCTCTACCACTTGACTTTAAATCATTAATACTTCCAGGAGTTATTACTTCTGAAGGACCAGGTTTATAGATCCCCTCTGAAACAATAAGATTTACTCCTTTAAACTTATCAGTATTGTCTTGGATCTTTTTAATAATAAGATTTTGAATATAAAGATTTTTAGCTATGTTTCTTTTAACGCTTAAAGCTTTTATGTATTTAAGATTAGTGGCGTCATCAGTTCCCAAGAACTTAGATATAGTAGTATCTTCAGACAATTTAGTCTTAATTGTAATATCATCCTGTCTAAGAGGATTATACTTATCCTCAGGAATAATACTTACCACTTTATTTTTAGGTATATAAGTAGCTGCAATTTGAGGCGAATATATGTTTGCTGGCACGTTGCTAATGACAGGAGTCGATTCCTGCTTAATAGTCCTACCTATTCTTTTTGGTGTAGGATTATTATATTCAGAACATATAATATTTTCTTTAAGTAGCTGCGCTACAAACTGTGTGTTTCCCGAATTAGCAGCATCTCTCAGTTTTGATCTAGCCTTTCCTGTAGTCATCTCTCCTGTAGAAATACCACCATAACCCTGTGACTTGTCGATAAAGTTCTTTAAGTAGTCGCCCTTGTCAATGATCACCTTACGAATACCACCTGCGGCCTTAAGCAAGTATGTAAGAACATTTGTCGAAGTTGGCGTAGTGATAGTAGGAGTCGCAGTATTAGTAATACTACCTGCAGTTCCTGTAACTGCTTCTCCATAGTCTTGAGACTGAGTTACTGTTGAAGTAGTCGCAGTTCCATCTAGGTCTCCATGGAATGTCGGGGCAGTGATACCCTTATCAAACACAGCGCCGTTACCCACAAAGTTAACGGCAGTGCCACCTATGACTCCACTACCACCTTGTACAGTCATATTTTGTGCTGAAGCAGTCACGTTATCTGAAGCAATATTAATGTAGTCCTGTGAGGTGATGTTCATTTCACCACTAGAGAATAAACCAACATTACCGTTAACGTTATAATCAAGATTACCTTTGACATTGTGTTGATGCCCACCTAAGAACATATCTGTGACTAAACCAGTTGAGTAGGTCGTTATCGGACCTGTAACAGAAGTTTGTAATCCGTTGCCAACATTCTTTTCTTCTGATCCCTTTACAGTCTCTACTTTATTACCATTCACTGTAACATTGTAATCTAAACAATCGACATTAAACTCGCCTACAACCTTTATATTTAGGTTGCCTTTATATACTAGCTGTGCATCACCTTCAACGATAACATCATTAGTACCACCGATTATTTCAACTTTACGCTTTTTAGTGCTAACTACTATGCTTCCGTCTGGAGTTAATTCTATGCCGCTACCTTCAGAATGTTTTATAAGAATACGCTCGTTTCCATCAGTATCATCTATTTCCCACACGTGACCCTTTTCAGATTTAGATACCTGATTTTTACCATACTGTGAAGGAACTTTAACTCCAGTAGATAATTCTATGTCTTCAAACTGTGAGAAAAGTTCTAGATCATTTCTCGCAACGCCTCGTGCTTCTTTTGCAATATTACTTGAAAAGAAATAGCTTGTTTTTGGATACTCACCAGTGGGATCTTCTGGAAGATTTTTAGATTTATCAGATGCTCTTGAATCAATAGCTTGCTGCGTAAGTGATGATAGATTGTTTTCATATTGTTCGGCCATATTAATTTCCTACGCCATCTATTATTTGTTTCTGCGTTAATGGCAGTGACTTTCGAGGATTATATCCTTTTACATTTTCTTTACCATACCAGACTTTTACAGTATTCTGAACATCCCACCATGGTGCTTCTGTAGTAGCAAGAATATCATACAGCGCCAATGCTTGTATGCCAGGCTTAACTTCATATATTGCTTGCAAAAGATTGCGCATAGTTTTAATTTGTGCTGCGCTAGCGTTCCATTCAAGTTGCTCAAGCGCAATCAATATAGTTCTTTCAGAATGATCTGGAAGACCATCATAATAAATACCCGTACCCTTTATTTCTAATGGTCTACCTCTATGCACAACACCGGATTGATCAACGAATAGGTGTGGTTCTAGTCCTTGATTATATTCATCTACAAATACCTGGTGATATTCTTCAACCTTTCCTTTTCCATCAGAAGCAAATACATTCCATGCTTCTATTACTACCTGCGTGACATCTCTTTTTAAATTAGCTATTTCAGTACTAACTTCGGCATAGTCCACAATAGAATCAAATATTTTAGAATTAGGATTGGTGTTAGCTTCTCTCCAAACATTTGTATAATCGTCAGTTCTTTTTGTAGGTATATCTATAGCAGCTGCTTTAGGCTCTAGCGCTTTTGATGCTCTATTATCTATTTGCCTAATAGCATTTTCTAATTCAGCATCTGGTCGATCAGAATACTTTTTAAGTACTTTGACGCCTTCTGCAATATTGCCTTCTTTCTTTAGATTTACAATTCTAGTAATATCTTCAGGTGAAACATTGCTAACTACATTATTCTTTATAGCTACTTTGCCTAATGTGTTTTCAGTTGATCTAAAAGATTCTTCAACTAAATTGCCTATAAGATCATCAAAACCAAAGGAAACTTTATTTAAAATATTATTAAAGGATTTTAATTGCGCGTTAATAGCATTATTTGACACGCTGCTAATAGATAAATCGGTATTCTGTAAAACATCACCAAGTACTGTATCGAGTATATTATCTTTAAAAAGTTCAGAAGAAACATTATTATTTACGATATCTTTTATTCCACTAGAATTTATATCAGTGGTATCTTTTATAACTTGGGCTAGCGCTTCAGGAAACGGTGCGCTAATGGCTACATCCAAAAAACCATCGGCCGCAAGTCTAGCATCTCCAGCAATAGCAGTTAAATCAATCTTATCAGCTGCTTCAACAACTTTAACAAGATCTGGTGTGCTTGCAGAAGGATCTAATTGGACTAGACCTAATTGTTTTGTTACTTGTTCAGGAACAGAACCAGTAGCATTTGAGATAATATCTCTATCAGTACTGGCAACAGATTTAAATCCTCCTGACACAGCCGCATCAGACTTATACTTAAAACTTAGTGCTGCGCTCTGTAACTCTACCAAATCGCTAACATCAGAAGAAGCTTTTGACAAATTAAGAAACGACTCTACAGTCTTAAGGCTACCTTCTAAAAGATCTTTTGCCGACATTATCTAGCTCCTGATGATATTAGATTGGTTTCAGCGCTTAACACTAAAGATGCTTTATATGTATCATATGCTTTTCGTGCTGCAGCAGGACGAGACCTTCCGTTGTGTGTGTAGTATAAGGGATCTGCTTTTTCAAATACGTCAAAAAAATGAAAGGTTGAGTTAGTATCATCTTTTGGACCATCAAAGTTAGTTATATTAGATGCTTCTTTTAAATGATTCCAGCATTTGTGAATACCGCCTGTTTTCATATCATACACTAAAAATTTTAATTGTAAGAAAAGGTCATAAGGATCTTC